AAACCAAGGTGGTTATTTTAGCTAACCCAGAAGAAACCACATCGAAAGCTAACTATAAACTATTAACTAATAACTATAAACTATTAACTAATAACTATGAACTAGAAACTAATAACTATGAACTAGAAACTAATAACTATGAACTAGAAACTAGTAAAGAGCTTATTACGCCGCAAGCGGCTCCATCGAAAGAAATTGTTAAACCTGTTAAAAAATCTACTCGATTACAAGAAGACTGGGAACCCACCCAAGAATACTGGGATGCCGCCGTACTAATTTGCAATGAATTAAATATTGATCTTCGCCCAAGACTGAAACAAATAGCGCACAAGTTCAAAGATTACTGGATTGCTAAAAGCGGAAAAGACGCAACAAAGCAAAATTGGTTAGCAACTTGGCGTAACTGGATAAGACGAGAGGCAGAAAATGCAAAAAGTGGAATTGGATCAACTGGTAAAAAATCTTACGGTGAGCAACGGGCGGAACTCTTCGACGGACTCACAGACTACTCAAAAGCAACAAACTTTTAGTGATCACGAGCGAGATGTGACTGGGTACTTGTTTGCAAAACTTGTTGTTCTGTATGCGGGTGCGTTTTATCTGGTTTACCCAAGCTTGAAAGAAGCTGATTTCGCCAAGCGTGAATATGCAAAGCAAATTGGAAAGTTTTCACGCGATCAGATAGACGTGGCTTTGAAGATGCTTGCAAGCCTCGCCATTTCGCCGGAGAGAGAAAATAAAATCTTTCGTGAGCCAAATATCCCCGCAATTTTAGCGTTGATGGATGAGGCTGTTAAACGCGATAGAGCGCATCAGTTATTTTTACCTATTCCAGTTGAATCGCCCGAAGAGAAAGAAAAACGAATTGAGCTGGGCAGAAAAGAGGCTTCAAGACTGCTGGCAATGTTCGAAGAGCCAGAACAGCCAAAACAACTAACACAGGCCGAGCTTGATGATTTGGCTAAACTGGAGAGATTGAAATGATAGAAATTAAGCGTGCATGGCATTTCTACTGCGTTAATGGAAAAGGCGGAACGATGATAGCAATTGATCTGATCGACGCAATACAGGCGCTAAAAGAATGCAGAAAGTCTTTGGGTGCAAAAGTAATGAGGGTTTATTGATGAAAGAAAATATAAAAATACCTGAATTTGTAATAGATCACTGTAATAAATTTAAGTTATGCAATGGATGCAAGATTAATTGCGTAGCTCCAGTTTCTGATAGAGATTTTTCCAAATGGGTATATTCAATAATCGAAAGGATAAAAAATTATGACTTATTTTGAGCGTTTAGATTGGTTTTTGATGTGGGCAGATCATTATGGCTTAGTTTTAATCGAGCCAAAATACAAAACCGATGATTTTAGTAGAGATTGGGCAAAATGAGACGCAAACACAGACTAGACATAATACTAAACAACACAGCGGTAAGATTCAGCGAAGAAAAAAGAGGATGGCTAACACAATCAGGAAGCGTGATTATGATGCGAGCAAAGGCGCAGAGATACGCGGCTAGGCTATGTTACATGAGCGTAAATTGATGTTTTTATGATATAATTATTTATATGATAGTTAAGGTAAAAAATAACAATGGCAAATCAACATATAAAGATAATCGACGGAACAATTCAACTTAAATCCATTTTAGAATGGGTATTTAACCTTGTAAACAAAGGGCTAGAAGGTGGTGCGGTACAGATAACTATTGAACGCTACGAAGAAAAGCGAACTATTGCGCAGAATAAAAAAGGCTGGCCATTGTGGACGGATATTAGTTTGCACTTAGAGTGGTATGGAAAAAAGCGGTGTCCAAGATTCTGGAAAGAATTTCTAAGCAGCGAGATGGGCGAGTCTGAAATAGTACCTAACGCAAACGGCAATGGATTTTTTGTATTTGGGCGCAGCACTAGCGAGATGAAAGTGCGAGAGTTTAGCGAGTTGATCGAGATTACATACGCATTCGGCTCATTGCATGGCGTACCTTGGAGCGAGAAAGCACTTAAAGAATATGAATCATACAAACAAGCACAACAATAGGGTGAAGATATGATAATCAGAAAAACAATTAAAACAAAAGTAAAAAAGATATTTAGGGGAAAGAATGAAAACTACAAAGAGAACGCATTATATAGAGTGGTTACGTATTGGTTTATATTTATTCCAGTGTATCAGTGTGAGCAGTTTATTGATTAATAATAGGATAAGTAATGATTAAACCCATCAAGCAAAAGCGCTGCAAGTCATGCAAAGAGCTGTTTAAACCAGCTAACAGTCTGATTTTGGTCTGTGGCATGGCATGCGCTTTAGATTATGGTAAGGCAGTGGTAAAGGTTAGGAAGACCAAAGCAATCAAAGAATACAACGAAGTAACGCGTAAGATGAAGCGAGAAGCTAACGACAAAGATAAATCATTCTGGATGAAGAAAGCTCAACAGAAATTTAACGAGTACATTCGTAAGCGTGATGAAATGAAGCCATGCATAAGTTGTCAGACAACAAAAACGGTTAAGTATGATGCAGGCCATTATGTACCGGTTGGACGAAGTTCTGCATTGCGATTTAATGAGTTTAATTGCCACAAGCAATGTTCAAGCTATTGCAACGTGCATCTAAGTGGTAATTTGATTGCGTACAGGTCAGCATTAGTTGAGATTTACGGACAAGAAAAGGTTTTATGGCTGGAAGGTGTACACGAAATGCCAAATTATCGACTTGATGACTACAAAAATGTTTATGCGCTATACACAAAGAAGTTGAAGGAATTGAATGAAGCTAATCAGCAAAGTTAAATCATTCAGCATAGAAACTAATCCTACTGAATGCAAGCACACCTACAAATTACAAGGCACTGGCGCAGTCTATTATTACTCGGTAGGTTTAATTCAGTGCCTAGAGTGTGGTGGATAGCAAGAAATACGAAAACAGATTAAAAAATAATTAAAATAGTTTTAAATAAAGCTTGAATCCTTCAAATAGTTTGATATACTAACAACATACAAACATAAACGAGGGTAAAAAAATGTCAAAAGTAATGATTGCAATAATGGAAGGCAAAGCAACAGAATTTAAAGCAACAGTAAAAGGCGTTGTACGCTTTATTGTTGAGCTAGACGGGAAATTTTACAGCAATTACAACGGGCGCTTTTTACCGGTAGCAAAAAGCAAAATAACCACATTCATTGAATCAAATGGCGCATTGCAATAATGCGCTTTTCCTGGGGTGTTGATGGGTTTGGTAGAAAACATATTTGCTTTGAAAATTGCAAACATGTTTTGTTTTCTCCTTTGGGGAATGAGTATTTTTACGACTGCTTAGATTTGTTGGAGGATCAATACAAATGACACCAAGCCAACAAGCAAAAGCGGCGGGATTAAAAAACCTTCTTCAAGTTCAGCAACTTACAGGCCAGAGCGCACAAACATTGACTAACTGGCACAGAGACAAGCCGGATTTGTTTTTTATAGTTTTGCTGGGGTGCGTATCAAAACAAAAAACGACTTAAAGGAATTTAATCATGAAAACTCACAGACAAGAACTAAGAAAAACAATTCAAGCTTTCGAGCTGCTTTGTATTAATTGCGCAGCAGAAAAAAAACAAAAGTTAATGAAAGAACGGATACAATACAAAGACGTTAAATACATTGAGATGAAGTTAGAACGATTGGCTTTGTCAGTAAATGGATCTCGCTACAAAGATTTAAAAAGTGAGCTATTGAGCCTTATTTCAGTCGTTGATTATTTAAGCAAAGAAGCATAATAAAAATTTAAAGGTGTATTATGTATTCAATGGCATATTTATTTTTTGATATGGTGATCGCTGCAACATTAAGCGGCGTAGCTATTAAGCTAAGTCTAAATCTTGCGGCAGTTAAGATTACATTTTTCGAGTCAATAGGCTTGTTTTTGGCATTTAGAGTTGCTATGTTTATGGCGTCTAAAGATTCTGAACTTACAAATAATTTCGTACACTTTCTTAGTGTGGAGCGTTCAAAATGGGCACTTGCGACGATGGCGGTGTGTGGGGTCATGATTATATTAAAAAGATTATGTTTCTCAGGGAGCAAAGACGAAAAATAGAGGCTGGAGAGTTGTCACCCGTATTAACAACTCTTTTGTATCAGTTGAAGCACTTGGGCAGAGGTGGTAATCTATCTACATACAAACCACTCGTGCGGACAGATAACTATGCAGGATCATGTAGACGCAAGAAAATCCACTCAACAATGCCAATCCGATCAAATAAGGATACTGGCAATGCTGGAAGATGCGCTACGTGTTGAGCGATTAGTGGAGCAGCACGATAAAGATATTAAAGAATTTCGCGATGATCATGCAAAGTTAAAAGCTAGCGTGGAGTCGTTAAAAAACCCGCTTGATACTCTTGTCAAAGATATTGCAGAAATAAAAATAACTAATGCCGCAATGTCCCCTATCTTACAAAATTATACATTCATTCAAAAATGGTCGGTGCGAGTGTCTTACACGATTACAGCATGTACTATGTTGTATATCCTGTTCGGGTCAAATGCTATAAAACTAATCGGCATGTTTTTGGCGGCAATGTAATTACGGTGATATAAATGTCCTACACACTAGACCTACGCGGAATATTGCTACCAAACACAAACCCTACGGGCGGCGTTGGTATTTATGATGGGAATTATGAGAATGGGGATTGGGTTCCAAGCGGATACATTGTGCATTCTGGTACTGGTTTTGGTGCAAAATCGAGCCTAGAGCCGCTATTTTATCAATTTTTTGATAATGCAGATATAACGGAAGGTGCGCTTGCAAGCACGCTTGGATTTACTCAGGGTGCAGCAAGCGTAACGCTAACAGAGTCTGACGGTATAATTTCAGGGCATGGGTGTGCAACATGGACTTCAACATCCGGTAACGCTGACGGATTCCCGCATTTTTATTACACACTAGCAAGCGGACAAACGCGCACATTTGCGATGTATCAATACAAGATAGAGCGCATATCTGGCACAGATGGAAGCGGTAACGCTCAAATGAAAGGCCCACGAGCGTCCTATGGAGCTGAATATAGCGGCACCCCTCGCAGCACAATTAGTTTTTATCATAACCATTCATGCACAGCTTTGTCGTACACAAACATGGGGCTTATTACAGCCACAGTGAATGACGGTTCAGACGATGCAAGCAGCTTCCCCCAAACTTATAAATCAAGATTTAGAGCATCTGATTTTAACTTAGTTGAAATTGATACTTACTTTGGTACGGTGGGTAATTCAGATGGTTTTATCCGCCCTTATCATAATGGTTCTGTGATTGGGCCATTCACAAATGGTGGCTTTAACACGGACGCGATGCCGCTTAGAGCGACTAGCAATGAGTTGATAGAATACGCTTCAATTTTCCCAGGATTGGACGGGATCACTCCTAACGACGTATATCGCGTGAGAGTTGCCGATTACTACATTGATAACACTCCGCAACGCATAGTGTTGGGCAACGCGTCAACATGGGAAGCATGCACAAATAAAATACCGCTAATACCTACGGCATGGAGCAACACTTCAGTTACTGCCGCAATGCGAGCATTCCCAGGTATTGCAGCAGGGCAGCCAGTTTGGTCATACGTAGTTAATGCCTCAGGTGTTGCATCTGCTGGAATTGAGAGAGTGGCTATCTGATGACTGTATCTCATATAAGCACAACATTAGAAAATAATTCATCTGGTCTATCCGATACCTCAACAGTATCATCAATAGCTGCTACAACAGGCGATTATATTCTTTCAATCATAAGTTTCCGCGATAGTGCTGGGCAGACTTTAAATGCCCCGACATGGGGTGGGCAGACATTTACAATTATAGGCTCTCTAATTAATACGACAGAGGGCAAAGTTGCGCTATATGGCCTAACGGCGGCATCATCAGCGACTAACAATGTAGAGGCTACGTTTAACGGTTTTGTTTATTACAATCATTCTGTGATGGTTTCTCGTGATTCTGCTGTGGGTGCATTTACACCATCTTCAGTATCGACAAATCTTTACAATTCTGGAACATATTCGGCACCAACAATTACAAAGACCAGCGTTCCAAATGGATCATTATTAATAAGTATTCTTTCTGCGATGGGATGGGATACTGGTTATTCTGATGTAACCGCGACAACATGGACAGGAAATAAAACATCACGCGGAACAATCACGAACACTGGCACAAAGGCGGTTAATCAGCTAAATATACAGACTGCGGCTGGAGCTGGAGCTGATATAACAGCCACTTGGACAGAATCAGCCAACTCGCCAATGTACACCCATGCTGTGCTTTATCTTGAGGCTGCTGCTGCTCTATCAGTCGACACAATAACCTCATCAATCCAACACGGCGGAAGTGGCTCATTCACTTACACTGGTTTGGGCACAATTACCGCTATGACCGTAGATGGTATTGCAGTAGCTTCAGTAAGTGGAACAGGCGGAAGCGGCACATTCACAATGCCTTCCCGTGTAGATGGGGCTACGATTGCAGGCCACGGGTCGAAAACAGTTACAATCACAGGCTCTTTGGGCTCTGCAAACACTACAATAAACATCGTTGAAGCAGCAGCGCAACAGTACGTAACTATTACAAGCTTGGGTACTGGCGTAGGCGCATTAGCTACCTATCTAGCAATCGCTACGACTGATGAAATAACTTCAGACACACCTGCAACACTTGGCGTGACTACTAGCAATATTGGCGCTGACACACTGATTCACACAGACTACACGGGCACACAGACGTTGTGGTGGTGGGACGCAAGCACTAAAGTCGTAACGCAGATATTCTTGATAAATGGATTGCCGGTTTCTAGCGGAATAACTCGCAGAGGAATCACTGAAGCAATTACGACTAGTAGAATCACACAGTAAGTTATTTGATTGGCTCAATCAGCAGGGTCAAATATTCTACTGTAATATTATTTGACCCTGTTGTGTTAACTACCCACACATCAATAACATCATTAGACGTTAAATTTGCAGTTGTAAGACAAGCGGCATTTTCTGACCGACCAGTTCCGTTTGTTGTTGTGTAATTTACTGAGCTAGATATAACAGCATTGTTTTTTGCTATATATAAACCAACCACGTTTGTGTTGGCACTTGTTAGTGACGCATGCGCAGTAATTTTATATGTTTGCAATAGTGCACTACTACAAAGAAGTTTGTTTGATGACAGCGAAAATCGTTGCGATATTGAATCTAAAGTGTATGTTCCTGCCGCCTTTATCGGTACGTTAACAGTTATTGCGGTAGCCGTTGCGTTAGCTGTAATTAACGCCAAACCGATCGTATTAGAGTTATTTATCCCAGTGCATTCCAAGAATTTAGCTTTATTGTCGTTGTACGCAACACCCGCAAGATAAGTGCCAGCACCCGTAAACGAAACGGTGTCTAATATATAGCCTTCGTTTGGAACAGTCGCAGAAGTGCTAAAATCTATCCCAGTGCCACCAGTGATGATGATAGAGCAGTAACTAATTCGCAGCCTACGTGTAATAGTTAAAGTTGGAGCAACTGTTATAACAGTACCATATGAGCTTCTAATCAATGTATTGTTAAATCCAATCGTACCAATTGATCCATCGAACGTAAGTCCACTACTGCCAAGAAATGCGGACTCATTCATAAGGAAATTATTAAAGCCAGAGACGGTGCCAATTGTTTCACAGTCAACAAAATTCACTGCATGAAAATCAATGGCCTGAGTGACGTCAGATGTGACGAGGTCAAGTGTTTTAGCGCCAGATGGTGACGTAAGGGAGATATTGCGCATAGGTAATGAGTAAGCGCTGGTTATCATTGCAAGCCCAGCACCTAGGCCGGTGGATTGAATAAAAGCTGTCTCAGATGATGTACCAAAAATTGCAACTATGCCATCACATACTATGCGAGAGCCTAACAAGTCAATCGTAGTAGTTATCATGTAGGCGCCACTGGGCAGTGTTATAACACCATTGACAGGCCGAGGTAGCTCACGCAAATTGGATATAGTTTTTAATCCAACTACGTTTATAGATCCGTCAGCAAATCCAGTTATACCGAAATTAGTAATTGACAATTAAATCACCAAAAGATAAGTAAATTTATATCATTATACGCTAGGCGGGCGAACAAAAAGCAATCGATAAATATTTGTTGCTGTCTTTTATTTGTCCAAATATGTGGTAAACTATCGTAAATCACGGCAGAATCACGGAATTAAATGTCTAGTAAATTTTCAAGCGAAAACCAGCCAGCCAAGAAGGGTGTTTCCGGCGGATGGTTCAAAAAGAAACTAATTGAATCGCTCAAGCGTCAAGGCATGACGGAAGAGGGATTTATTGATTTATTGGTAGTAAAGGCAATCGAAGAGGGAGGCGTATTTATGACCGAACTACTAAAGAGGTACTCCCCAATAACTAAGCAGACATTCGAAGCCTTAACAATCGAAGGATGGCCAAAAGATGGCACCCCCATCGAAAAAGCTGAAGTCATATTAAACTCTATGGCTTGCGGCGATATACCTCCCGACCTTGGCTCACTCTTCATCGACTCAATTAGTAAATCACTAGGCATCGAAGAAATAACAGAGCTGGCTAAACGTTTAGAGGCTATTGAGGCAATAATCAATGATAAGAAGTGATGCGCAAAAAGCTAACGCATGAAGCGCTAAAGGCGTGTGAAAAATACATCACTAAAGTAACAGGGCAAAGAACATCTACAGTGTTCGGAATAGTTCACCCTGATGGCCAGCTACTAAGATGCATAGAGTGCATAGGCGGCGAATGGTTAGAGACAGACAAGCCAGCTCACATATACACAGCAGAAAAGCTAGAAAGAGCGGTAAAAAGTAATAAGCGGTTTGTGATTGTGATCGGTGGCCGTGGCTCAATGAAGTCGGTAGGCGTTGTTGACATCATGTTAGCAGGCGTCATGGACCACGGCGATAAAGTTTACTGTTTGCGTGAGTATCAAGAATCAATTGCTGAGTCGGTACACGCTCTAAACAAAGAAGAGATAAAGCGATTACAGCTAGACGGTTTCACTATTCAAGACGCGGCAATCTACAGCGAGAGCGGCGGCGAGCTAAAATATAGAGGGCTTGCGCGGAATCCTGAAAGCGTAAAGTCGGCGGCAGGCTTTAGAAGGTTCTTTGTTGAAGAGGCGGCAACTCTTAGCGATGCGTCAATCAACAACCTAACACCAACGGCAAGGAATAAAGCAAAGTTTGGGCTGCCAGATGAACTAATTGATTTAGATGATGAAGATCTTGGCGGCGTGCAAATGTTCTTTGTTGCTAACCCTAATTCAAGCTCAGATCCTTTTAGCAAGCGGTTTATAAATCCGTTTCTAGCGGATTTAAACAAGAACGGATATTACGAAGATGATTTGCATTTAATCATTCAAATGAACTACAAGGATAATCCTTGGTTTGCATTGTCTGGATTAGAACAAGAGCGGCTATTCGATTTCGAGAATAAACCAAGGGCTGTTTACGACCATGTTTGGCTAGGGGCATTTTTGGACACTGTAGACAATTCGATTATTGAGGCCGAGTGGTTCGACGCATGCATTGATGCACACGAAGTTTTAGGCTTTACCGCGCAAGGCCAAGAAAAGATGGCATATGATCCGGCTGATAGTGGCGATGATAAAGCGGTAGCTATTCAACATGGTTCAGTTGTTCTAGGTGTAAGCAGTAGTAGCGCCGGATTAATTGACACAGCGACAGACTGGGCAACATCATTCGCTATTAAGTTAAAGCCTGATGTGTTTATGTGGGATGCTGACGGCGTAGGGCTTGGGCTGAAAAGACAAATAAACGATGCGTTAAGCGGTAAGAAGATAAAGCTAGTGCCTTTTCACGGTTCTGGCATGAAGTACGCAGCGACAGAAGCTTATGACGCCATTGAGGGCGAGAAGTGGGCAGGCGAAGAACAGCGGACGAATGAACAAATGTTTACCAATCTACGCGCTCAATGTTATTGGGCTTTACGTGATAGGATATTCAAAACTTACTTAGCAGTGAAGAAAGGCCGCTACTACTCGCCTGATGAGCTTATAAGTTTTAGTTCTGGCATTAGTGAGATGACTCAACTACGTGCTGAAGTATGCAGAATACCACGAAAATACGTTGCAAGCGGTAGAATACAGATACTTAGCAAGCAAGAAATGAAGGCCATGAAAATAGCATCACCAAACTTAGCAGACGCCGTGATGATGCTACAAATGCCGATTGATATTTACGAAGATTATGAAGAAGAATATACGCCAGAAAGAACAGGCGATGGCTGGGCATAATAACCTAAATGATGATTTAGTTGCCAAAAACACGGGTTTTAACCAAGAGTGACAGAATATGAGCATAGATAACATAGTAAAACTAATCGGGAAAGTTAACATTGCTGGCGACATAGATAAAGAAAAGCTAGCTCTTATAGCAGATGATGTTATTCGTCGCGCTAATGAAGATGATGATTCAATGAAAGAGTGGAGGGAATCTGTAGATCATGGTATTCAGTTATGCAAGCCTGAATTTAAGTCTAAGGATAAGCCTTGGGCGGGCGCTGCTAACTACAAGTCAACAATTCTAACTGAAGCAGCTAACAACTTTGGCAATCGTGCAACTATTGAGATCATGCGAGACGCTAAGCTAGTTAAGGCTAGTATTATCGGCCTAGCAACGATAAAAAATGTTATCGACAAAAAAGCTTCTGAGATTGGTCGATGGAAAGAAGAAGCTGAACGAATCGCGGAAGGCGTTAAACAATTAGATCCAAATGATCCGCAAGTTCAAGCAATGCAAAAAGTATTGGCAGAGCTTAATCAGAAGATCGAAGAGAACACGCAAAAGATCAAAGAAAAGAAGGATGAGTTGCGTAAAAAGAGCGAACGAGCTGACCGCATTGCTGAGCTAATGAATTGGCAAGTAAATGTTAAGATGGAAGAGTGGCGCAGAGATCAAAAGCGCATGATGTACTCTATACCTAATGTCGGCACCTGTATCAAAAAGACTTACTACGATTCTACTTTGGGTCGCAGTGCATCAAAAGTTATTAATTATCCAAATTTCATTGTAAATCAGAAAACGCAGTGCATGAAAACATGTAGATCATTCACTGACATCATGGCATTCACAAAGGCCGAGACAGATTTAAGAATCGCGCAAGGTATTTGGATTGATGCAGATTTATATGCTGACACTGATAATCTAGACGCTGGAGGAGATGAAGCTAACAAGTCGGCAACAACTTCAGTCAACGCAGATAAATTTTACGAACAATATTGCTGGTTAGATTTAGATAGTGATGGTGTAGAAGAGCCGTACATTGTAACGGTGCATGTTGGTTCGGCTAAGGTTGTTCGTATTGTTGCGCGATATGACGAAGATTCGATAATCGTTAAGCGCGAAGATATTAAGCCAATGGCTTTACTTAGTGCACAGAAAAAACGCAATGCTTTGATTGATGCCGATAATAAAGAATATGGACTATCTAACCCTATGCCTGACCCTGATGACTTAACAGGGTATGAGATAGTAAGAATTGAACCGATTGAAATATTAACTAAATACGGGATGATTCCTAGTTTCGACGGCTCATTCTTAGATGTTGGTTTTTATCATCTCATTGGTTCAATGACGCTAGGCCACAACAAGACTACTAATGACCTATTAAATAGCGGCACCCTAGCTAATACACAGGGCGGAATTGTAGCCAAGAACTTCCGCAAAAAAGCGGGTAATTTTGCAGTCACACCGGGCGAGTATATTCAGACTGAATGTTCACCTGACACTCTGCAATCGTCAATAATGAACCTTCCATTCAAAGAGCCAAGCCCCGCGCTATATGCGCTGAATGAAAAGCTTGAAAATTCGGCGCGTAGCTTTAGTGCTAATTCAGATTTAGGCGGACAGTTGCAAGCTAACACTGCACCGACTACAGCACTGGCAATGATCCAAGAGTCATTAATTCCGCACACAGCTCACATGAGTATGATTATTGATTCAATGTCTAGCGAATTTAATATTCTGTATCAATTAAATCGTGCTCATCTTGATTCTGATGACTATAAAAAAATAGTTGGCGATGATGAAGCAGTATTCGCCGAAGATTTTGATACTGACGGAATGAGTGTAACTTGTGGGGCTAATCCTGAATCATCATCAAAAACACAGAGAATGATGCTTGCACAAGCAGAGTTAGAGCAGGTGCCTATGGTTATGCAGGCAGGCGGCAATGCTGTGCCAATCGTTAAGAATTACTATAAGCAGATCGGCAGTCAATACGTAGACGAGATTTTCCCGAACGAAGCTGAAATGTCGCCAGAAGATAAAGCGCAAATGCAACAAATGCAGCAGATGCAACAGGCACAACTTGAGCAAACTCAGCAGCAATCGGCAATGATTCAATTGCAAACTGAATTGCTGAAGAAAGGCGAAGAGCGTAAAGACTATGAAGCTCAGGTAGCAGCTAAAGAAACGCTAGCAAAAATAGATAAGATGTTTGAAGAGATTGAAGAAATTAAGTCTCGGACAATTCTTAACTATGAACGCGCCGAAACTGAGCAGGTTGCTAATCAAATAAATACTTACACAGCATATAGCGATATAACTGCTAAGAATGAAGAATTGCGCATGGCAAATGAAGAGATTAGAAACAGTCAGGCAGAGGTTTAATTATGATTAGTAAAGACGCTTATGAGATGTGGAAAGACAACGCTGTAACTCATAGATTCATGGAAGAAATGAAAGCAGAACTAAAAACAACTATCGAAGAGCGCATATTTGGAACGCATGAGCAAATGATAAAAGCAGCACATGAAAGAAATGTCGCGATTAATATTTTCGAATCGGTTTTGGAGTGGAAGCCGCAAGAGCTAGAGAATTAATTAAACAACAAGAGGAAAACGCATGACAGAAGTAACCGTTAAGCCGTACGGCCATTATGTTTTAATTGAGCTTGTCGAAGTAAAAGAGGTAAGCAAAGGCGGGATTATTCTCACAGATGCAACTAAAGAACAGAAGGCGGCACAATTTGCAAAAGTTCTTGCAGTGGGGCCAACTGCTTTTATCGGTGTAGATGGCTGCAATCCTGAAAAGTGGCCAACTGCGCACCCATTCCATAAGATGCTACCGCACCAGATATGGGGGATTGAGATTGGTGCAACTGTTGGTTTAAAGCGTTATGAGGGTTCTGATGTAAATGTAGCAGGCATTAAAAACTATAGAATCATTCCCGATACTGAATTAACGCATGGTGTTGAAGGGTCGTTCGAAATAACAAAAGCCGATTTTTAATAACTGGGGATAATTCCTATGCAAGAAGAAACGATAGAGCATATTTTTGCTGATGTTTTACATGATGAAGTTGATGAGCAGGCAGAGTTAGAGCAAGTTGATGAGGCAAAGCAAGAAGAGCCAAAGCCTTCAGGTTATATGACCATCGAAGCTTGGGAAGCCTCTGGGAAAGACCCGAAAGAATGGGTGTCTGAAGATGTTTTCAAAGAGCGAACGCAACGTATTAAAGAGACTTCTAGGCTTAAGCGTGAGTTGGCAGATAGAGAAAAAGATTTTGATAATCGGTTAAAGAATGTCAACTTATTGGCGCAAGCACAACTAGCTAGACAGCGCGAAGAGTTAATAAGTCGCCGAGATGACGCTATTGATATTGCTGACAAGGCTACAGTTAAGCGATTAGATAAACAGATTGACGACTTAGATAAGGAGGCCGAACTTGTTGAAGATAAGCCAGCAGTTCAGCAAGTTAAGCCGAAAGAGGTTGTTGAGTGGGAAGAGGAAAACACTTGGATTGAAGATGTAACAGATCCGCGCACCCCCATTGCACAAAAAGCTTACATTGAAGCTATTCAAGCTGGTAAAACCATTGCAGGCGCATTACGTGCCGCCGACAAAGCAATCACAGCTATCAAACAAGAGTCAAAGCATGATGAGATTAGAAAGAAGCCAGCGGTTTCAATGTCTGACTCACCTCGTTCGGCATCTGTATCAAGAAATGACTCGCCGTCTATTACTTGGAGTCAGTTATCTGGCGAAGAAAAGACTATGTTTCATGAATTTTTTGAGCGAAGTGGAATGACACAAAAAGACTATCTAAAAACTGTCGCTGATCAGCGCAAAGGGGTATAAATATGAACGAATTCGACGAAGTGCAAGAATCACAAGAAGAAGAAACTAAAAGTAAGCGCGGTCGTGGGCGCTCAGTAGCTGGAATGACTGCGAAAGCTGCTGACAATATGCGCACCGATATTGACGCAAGAATTAAGTTTAAGCGCGACGCGCCACGCATGCAGAGTGCGGATTTAGAGTTAAATCTAAGCGTACCAGCAGGAACAATCCCAGATGGATATGTTGGCCAGTGGATTGTCGATAGCGGAAAGGGTGAGATTGATACTGCTTTAGCCGCGTGGTGGGGTCATGTTTGCGATGCTCAAGGTGTAAATATTTCACGCCAAACGGGTAGCCGAAAAATTTATTTAATGGCAATCGAAGAGTCACTGAAAAAAGAGATTGACGATTTACAGTTGCGACGCTATCGTGATAGTATTGGTGAAAATGATAATGCTAGCCTTGGAGTTGAAGGAGTTGAGCATTATAAGCCTAATGGCGCTGCTAATAATATTAAGGTCACATCTGACCCGTTCGCAATGTAACTGATAGACCCGTCTCAAGCGGCTGACCGCCGGAATTGAACGTTAGAGATAAAACACTTTTCTTTTTCTTTCAATTCTGGAGGCTATTATGGCTGGTGGATTTAAATGGATTGGCACACAGAATGCTGATCCCCGTGGTACGGTAAAAACCTTTCCTGTTGCAGTTGGTCATGCTTCACGTCTAGCTATTGGCGACGCTGTAATCATCACATCTACATCAAATGCCGCTGGTGATCAAGAAGTTGACGCTGCTGCTGCTGGCGCTGCCGTAACTGGTATCATCGTTGGTATCGTTCCTAACTTTGCAACTGAATCATTCACAGATACAGGATTAGCTGCTAGCACGCTGGGTTCTGTTATTGTTAACACTGACCCACGCGCAGAGTACGAAGTTGATGTATCTAACGGTCCATTACTTGTAACTGAAGTTGGCTTAAATGCTCCTTTGGTTGCTACTGCGGCAACTGTTTCCGGCGGTCTTACAATTTCCAATATGACACTAAACCGCACAGGCGCAGCAACTACGGCGCTTACTGAGTTCCGTATTGTTAAATTATTAACTGGCAGTGATGGCGTATTGGGTAGCCGTGCTGTTGTTCGCCTCAATTGGTCAACCGCTGTTCCCGGCGCGGCAGGAGTATAATTATGACTGGTACTATTAATACAGGTTCAGCCCCACGCTTACTCCAGTTAGGTGTTAAAGCGGTATGGGATAACGCAGACAAAGAATGGGAGCCAATGTATCCTAAGTTGTTTGATGTTCAAAAAGCTGAAAAATCCGCTTACGAATTGACAGTTCAAATGTCAAACATGGGTCTTGCCAGCGTTAAAAACGAAGGTGATGACCTTCAGATGGACTCAACAAAGCAGCTTTTTGCTCCTAAGTTTGTCCATGTTGCATACGGTAAGGGTTTTGTTGTTACTCGTGAAGCAATTGACGATAACAAATACAACTACTATCGAAAAGGTGCGCAAGCATTGAACCGTTGCATGAACTTAACTAAAGAAGTTCGAGCGCACGTTCTTTATAATACTGCATTCTCAACTAGTTCAGCAATGACCGGCGGCGATGGTATTGCGATGATCTCTACTGCGCATTTGAACGGTAACGGCGGCACTTATTCAAACCGTCTTGCTATTGATGCTAACTTCTCTGAAGCTGCATTAGAAGATTTGTTGAAGTTAATCATGCGTGCAAAAGATGATCGCGGCCTAGCTCGTAAATTGTTGCCGAAAACTTTGATTGGTCACACTGATCAAATGTTTGAATTCGACCGTGTTTTAAACTCAAACTTGCGCAGTGGTACTGCTGAGAATGACAAAAACGCGGTTAAAGGCACTATTTCAGGCGGTTACGTATTAAGTCCGTTCCTAGATAGCAACACTAAGAACTGGTTTATTCGTACTGATGCTGAAGAGGGCATGCAGTTTAAAGACCGTACGCCTCTTGAATTCGGCCAAGATGAAGATTTCGGCACTTACAACCAGCGCTATAAGGCTTACATGCGCTTCAGTACTGGTTACAGTGATCCTCAAGGCATCTTCGGCGCTCAAGGCGTTTAATGAAAATGGGGGTGTAATAGCCCCCGTTTTTTTACAAACACAGAATATTCTTATGACGGCAACGCCGTTCTGTTGGAGTTTAAAATGGCTAGTAATTTTCCAAATGGCATTAAAGATTTAGTATTGCGCGGCGCACCTATTACACAATTGCACCCAGGCAAAGTATTTTTCGTAAACGGATCATCCGTTCTTGCTGATGGCGGGACTGCTGGTTCAAATGGCAACCCAGGCACATATCAAAAACCATTCGCAACTATAGATTACGCTATTGGTCGTTGTACTGCTAACCGAGGCGATATTGTTGCGGTAATGCCCGGTCACACTGAGACAGTAAGTGCTGCTGCTGGAATCGCGCTAGATGTTGCTGGAGTTGCTGTTATCGGTTTAGGTAGTGGTTCCTTACGCCCTACTATCAACTACACAGCTACGGCGTCAACGTTAACAATGTCAGCGGCAAACTGTAAATTGATTAACATTCTGCACACTGGCGGTATTGATGCGGTCGTTTCTCCGATTGTAGTTAGTGCTGCTGACTGTATGATCGTAGCGAATGAGTTGCGTGATGTTACTGGTCAAATGACTGACGGCATTTTGACTACTGCTGGAGCTACTCGACTCAAGATTCTTAATCATCGTCATGATGGCGCTGCTGCTGCTGGCACTAATGCCGCGATTGCGATAGTAGGCGGTGATGATATTGAAATTACTATTGATCGTATGGATGGTAACTTTGCGGTAGGCGGTATTGATGTTCGCACCACTGCAACTACTGATCTATTTGTTCATGATGTTCAATACTTCCGCACTCGTAATGCTGCTGATATTTTTCTTGTTGACACTATCACAGCGTCTACTGGTCAAGTTGGCCCGAACATTAATATCCGTTTGCAAGATAATGCGGCTAACGTAACCGAAGCAATTACTGGTGCTACTTTTGTCGTTATAGATCCTGTTTATGTTGTGAACTTGGCTGGCGAGAAAGCTATGCTAATCAACTGGACTGCATCTACAGACGCATAATAATAGTGGGGCTTAACAGCCCCTTTATTTCAGCTTTCGGGGTCTTACATGCAAACACAAATTATCTACACACCTGCAAACGTGAGCCTTACTGGTTTTGCTAGTAACGTGACGGGTGCATCTTTTACGTTGACCGCTACATCAAGCGGTGACTCATTAGCACACCAAATTAGTGTTAAAAATGATTCTGCTACAGACCACAGTGCGAAAACACTTGATCTCGTTGGCACCGATGAAAACGGTAAGGCTCAAACAGAAACTATGGCCGCTCCCGGCTCTTCTTTAACTGTTGAGTCGACTAAGTATTGGCTTACATTAACTAGCGTTACACCGTCGGCAACTATAGGCGCGGATACTTTTGATATTGGTTGGGTTGATGAATTTGTCACGCCTACATTGCCGATTAATTGGCGTGGCGGTAGTGCTGCAATGAATATAGGCGTCACAGGTACTATAAATTACGACGTACAGCAAACTTTTGACGACATCCAGACAAAAACTACGGCCTTTACATGGTCTGTTGATGACTCAACAACGCAGTCTGGTGTAACAGCCACTTTGCCGATTTTATATGATGCCCATCCAAAGGGCGTGCGTTTGCTGGTTAATTCATACACCAACGGTGCAACTTTAACGCTTAGCTATACACAAATGAGCTGCTAATGTCTGACCACTTAATCACATGCGATGCTAGCGGGTTTGTTTGCAAGCGTAGTGAAGCACGCATGATGTGGAATGGTATGCTGGTTCGCAAAGATTTTTGGGAGCCAAGACATCCTCAGGATTTTCTGCCGACTATTAAAGATGGTAGCAGGCCTGTCGATGTTAGATTGGATCAAGCAGACCCAGACTTAGATAATTGTAATGTGTATTATGATTATCTAGCTGACTACGAAGAAATGTTTTCTTATGATTGTCCGCCAAATTTCAACGTGAATATGATTATATGAGTACAGGCGTCTATCAAAAAACAGCGGGAGAGTTGATTAATAGCGCTTTGCGTGCTGCATCAATATCTGGCATTCAATTAGCTGTAGATGCTAGTGATTTTGCCACTGGTCAAGAAAAGTTAAATGATATTCTTGCTTGGTTGCAGACTAAGCAGATTCATTTATGGTCGAATACTGAAGCATTCCTGCCACTTAATCCGAACCAAAGAACGTATACATTGCCTAGCGCCCATTGTTTTACTGATTACGTAGCCACCACCACAAGTGCGGCGTACATAGCGAGTGATACGGCGTTTACTGTTGCAACCACTACGGGTATGACCGTTGGCGATTTTATAGGCATTGAATTGGCTAGCGGTTCGCGCTGGTGGGATACAATAGCAACCATTCCAACATCTACCACGTTAACCACTACAGGTGGAGCTACATCTGCTATCAATTCTGGCGCTATTGTTTACACGTACACCACGGCTATTGATCAACCTGTACGAATTCTTGATGCTAGATTCCAGAATCAACATGATGAATCAGAAACGACTATTTCTCAGTTATCACGACAAGAGTATTACGAACAGCCTGAGAAAAGCTCAATTGGTAGTGCAAATTCATGGTATTACGACCGCCAGTTATCCGCTGGTAAATTAAGTCTATGGCCTGTTGCTCAAGATTGTAATGAAGTTGTTAGGTTTACATTTATAAAGCCTCAATACATACCAGAAGATCAAAGCGAAAACATATTAATACCGCCAGAATGGTATATGCCATTAATGTATAAACTCGCGTCTGAGCTTGGCGTGGTGTATAGCATTGATCCAAACAAGCAGGTAATTTTAGAGCAGAAAGCAGCTAATTTTATCGAGGATGCATTGGGTACGGATAATGAATTTTCGAGCTTCTCATTTTATCCATCTGGTGATTAATGACTAGAACAACTATACCTATCGCCTCAGGATATTATGTTGACGAGTCGCCAGCAATCTCAACGCGCGAATGTGTGAACTTTTACACGCACATCCCAGAATCGCAGACTATTACAGATGCAGCTCTATTGGGTGTTAGCGGGTGTACACTAATTGCAGACGCTGGCGTTAATGACTTTTGTCGCGGACTTCATGAGATTGGTGATCGTGCATTTGCGGTAATGGGTGCATCACTGTGGGAACTCACAAAACCTTTAGATTTTTTGTTCACTGACCTTTCTAATGCTGTAAGTGGATCAAGCAAGGTATTTACATCTGACAACGGCTCACAAATGTGCATAGTTGCGCCTGACTATGTAAACCAGTTCAATGCATATATTTATAATATTGACACAGATGTTTTTGCACAGATAAGCGACGTTGATTTTGATGGACCAGTGAGTTGTGTGACGTATTCGGACGGATATTTCATTTTCGCTAAAAAAGATAGTAACAAGTGGTTCATATCAAATTTACGTGATGGGTTGGCTTATACCGCTACTGATTTTGCTAGTGCCGAATCTGACCCTGATAATATCGTTGTGATTGCCGCATTACGCGGGATCGTTTTTGTTTTTGGTTCGCATACGTTTGAGCAATATCAGAACGCGCCATCTGGTGCTGGTTTCCCCTATCAAAGGATAAATTCAGGAATCTATAACAAGGGATGCGAAGCTCCAAAATCTGTTGTTGAAGTTAATAATATGCTTGTTTGGATTGGTTCAGGCATTAATGAACAGCCAGCAATATGGGCGTCGAATGGTGGGCCGCCTGAAAAGCTATCGACTGCATCCATAGATTCAATTCTTTTTTCTGGTGGGTTGGATCAAATTCGATTGGCTTGGTCGGTAAGGTGGGCTGAGAATGGTCACAGCTTTGTTGCGTTTACTGTTCCCGATATTTGTACTGTTGTTTATGATTTTTCGACTAATCTTTGGCACAAAAGAGAGTCTTTAGATCGTGACGATAATCTAGCACCGTGGCGTGTACCGTCGATGATTAATGCTTTTTCGTCAATCATTGTTGGCGACACTTACGAAGGCAGAATAGGAACTTACAGTAAAGAATCTACTTACGAATTCGACAAAGAGATACGCGGTTATTTTACTACACCCGCAATTGATAATGGCGGCAAACCATTCAGCGTTAATCAAATACAATTGGTTGCGCAAACTGGTCATGTTCCTATATCCGGACAAGGCTCGGATCCTATTATTAGAATGTCAGTATCTAAAAATAACGGGCTTACATATTCCCCTGAAATATCACGCAAGATGGGAAAAATCGGCGAGTATGAAAAAACAATCACGTGGCCATGCTTGGGTAGATTCTCTCGCTCTTGTCAGCTAAGATGGGATATAAGCGAACCTATCCAACGTGTGTTTGTTAAAGGGGAGATTGAAATTGCCAGTTAGCGGATTGGGTCGAACTATACAAGTAACAGACGAAAAAGGTCTAGCTACTCAGTATCTAAGTGACTTTAGTGATGCGATTGCTTTACTTCAAACTATAATCGGAACTGGGTCGCCTGAAGGTGTAATTGAAGCGCAAGTTGGGCGTGAGTATTTAGATACTACTGGCGGCGTAGGTGCTGTAAAATACATCAAGCAATTGTCCAATATTGGCGGCGATAGAAAACAGGGCTGGGTGGCGATATGAACGAGCTAGCTAAAGAGCAAGAAGATCAGCGACAAGCTATTTTAAATATGGAAGCAGCGCTTCTGTCTCTGCCGCAAATTGAATTGAACGCTAAGCATTATTTGTGTAAAGGATTATACACGCGAGAGTTATTCATGCCTAAGGGATCTGCTGTCACTGGTAAAATACACGTTAAAGAGCATATCGTTACCATAGTTTACGGCGACGTATCAGTTGCCACAAACGATGGTGTGGAGCGGATAGTCGGGCCATGTACATTTATCGGCAAGGCTGGAAGTAAACGAGCTTTATTTATGCATGAAGATACGCTTTGGCTTGCTACGCATGCTACTGATGCAACAACAGTCGAAGAATGCGAGAATACTTTGGTGACTAATAGTCATGAAGAATATTTAAGATTATTGGAGGGTTCAACATGTCATTCTGGATTGCTGGAGCAACAGTAGTATCAACTGGAGTCGGCGCATATTCTGCCAATAAGGCAAGCAAAGAAAGCGCTAAGGGAATTAAGTCAGGTCTTGCGCAGTCATTAGAATTGACTAACAAAGCGCGTCAAGATGTTATCAATCTATTTGACATGAGCAGTAAAAAAACAGCGGCCTCAACTGGAGCGGCTTTAGACTTCTACAAGCAAAATGCACAAGCTAGAACGCAACCATATTTGCAAGGCAATCAAGGTGCGCAGAGAGCCATAGGGCTTGGTGCTACCCAAGTAAATAACGCTATCCTTGGGCTACCAGTTGATATGAGTTTTACTAATCAACCGCAAGTTCAAGCAGATTACACTGGAATTCAAGGCGCTACACTTCCACAGCAAGGCCAAACATTTGCGGATCAAGAAGCGGCTAGAGTTGCAGCAATTCCAGTAGCTGCACCAGTAGCGGCCAAGCCTAGTAGTAGCGGTGGAATACTTGGTGGAATAGCGGATAATTCTGGCGTTGGTCGTGCAATTAAAGGCGCACCAGAAAAAACTGTAAAAGAAGTTAAACGTTTTATTAAAAAAGTATTTTAAGGCGGGTATATGGCACTAATAGCACCTACACAGTCTGCTCTGCTGTCTGGAATTATGGGCATAGCTAATCCCGCACAAAAGATACCGCCAGTCAACGCAGCGCCAATGTCACCACCTCCACAATCGGCAGTTCAGCCAGCAACGGCTCAGCCTGTGGCCAATCCTGTACTGGGTCAATTCAACCCTGTCGGTAACTTTGCGCCAGCGCCAGCAGCCCCACTTATTAATCCTAACGCTACACAATCAATGGTTCCTCAAACTGGGCTAATTGGCAGTGAACGGGCGTTACAGGGTGGGCTAATGGGCGGCATAAATGCTATTGAAGGTGGCACCCAGCAAGCTAGATCAGATATAACAAGCGCAATGAGTGGAGTCGGTTCAAGTCCTGCGGCGGCGCTTCAGGCTGATTTAAGTGGTGCTAACGGTATCGAAAGACAGCAAGCAGCTAGAACACAGCTACAAAGCTCACCAGCTATGCAGTACCAGTTGGATCAAATGCAACAAGCTACCGAACGTAGTGCAGCGGCTCGTGGTGGATTGTTGGGCGGTAATGTTGCGTTAGAGCTTCAGCGTAATGCGGCTGGTATAGCGTCACAAGACTATCAAAATCAGTTTGCTAATCTAGGAACTGTTGCGGATCGCGATTTAAACACACAGACTATTAAAGCGGGTCTTGCTCGTGACTTGGCAGATACGGCGCGTTCGGCTGGAATACAAACTGCTGGACTAATCACACAAACTGCTGGCCAAGTTTCTCAGGGTAGGACGCAAGCAGGGCAGGCGATTGCGCAAAACGCAACGCAAGCAGCATCGAATATATCTAATTTGCTTAGTCAACAAGGCGTTGTTGTCAGTGATATGATGAGCAAAGATATTTCAACCATTACCGATTTGATTTATCAATCTGGCTTGCAAGATACGCATTCAAGCGAAAACCTCGCAGCCATTCTTGCCAATATTGCAACTGGTCAAGGGTCTACAGTCGCGGAAGGCCAATCGGCAATAGGTGCATCAAATGCGGCTGGTACGATTGGAATTGGTAACGCTATACAGGGTGGAATCACGCAGGGTATAGCTGCGTTTCCTGCTGGCGGTGTAGCACCAAAAGCAAATACGACAGGTACGATAAACACGGGCGCAAACTTTGGGGGTTATGCATAATGGGAATTCTTGATCAAATTGCACAACCGCAAATGGCCGATATTGCTGGCGCTTTGGATATACGCCAAAAGCGTTTAGATGCTGATGAAGCTAAGCGTAAAGAGATCCGCATGGGTCAGCTTATCGCTGAAGCTACGCCAAACCTTAAAGAAGGTTCGCCACTGCATCAAATGGCATTGCAAGACCCTAAAAACTTTATGCTATTTAGTAAGGCGCTAGGCGTGCCATTAAACGCTGGCGACCAAATGCAGCAAATAGCAGACGATGTAAAAGGTATCTACACACAAGCACAAAGCGACCCAGAATCTGCCCATGAATACGCTATGAATATAAAAGCTCAGCGCAATAAGCAGGGCATTGAAACTCCACAGCTTGATAAGTGGCTGGCATCTTGGGATCAAGACAAAGTTACGGCGTTGACTAGTGTTGCAGTACTTCATAGGTCTTTAAACCCACAGAAAAAAGGCGAGGCGTTTACTCTTGGAGATACGCGATATGATGCTCATGGCAATGTAATAGTTACTAATCCACGAGCTGGTGCTGGTGCTGATGGGGATAGGCCTTATTTTCAGCCAGTATCTACAGCTCAAGGAGTTTTTTCTTTTAATGCTAGAACAGGCGAAATGGAAAAGATTTCTGACAAAGACGGGTCGCCAATACTTAAAACTGACGCCGATGTTGAGCTGGCAAGGAAAAAAGCTGCTGCCGAAGCTGAAGGTAAGAATACATCTGAAAACTTAGTTGACGCTAAAAAAGATTTGTCAAGAATTGAGGCAAATGCAGATGAAGCTATCGGGCTTGTTAAAGAGCTTTTAGCTCACCCCGGCAGAAATATGGCTACCGGAACAACGGCATGGGTTCCAAAAATACCGGGAACAAAACAGGCTGCATTCATCAATAGATTTGACCAGATTAAGGGAGATGCATTTTTGCAGGCATTCCAGTCGCTGAAAGGCGGAGGGGCAATAACCGAGGCTGAAGGAGCGAAGGCAACTCAAGCAGTGAACAGAATGGATAGGGCTTCAAGCGTAGAAGAATTTGATTCCGCCGCCAATGATTTTGTTGGGATAATAGAAACAGGAAGGGCTCGCGCAAGAAAAGCGGCTGATGGGGGAACAAAAATGGTAGAGGAAAAGCCTCAAAAAGATAATACACAAAAATCATTAACCTACAATCCTAAAACAGGAAAGTTTGAATAATGCAATCAGTCAATGTAGTTGGGCATGGCACATTAAATTTCCCTGATGGAATGTCTCAGGATGAAATGGCGCAGGCAATACAGCGTAATTTCCCTGATATACATACACAACAAAACGTTAGAACAGGAAATTTCGGCACAAATGGAAGTGCTGAAGATATACCGCAACCTATGGCACCACCTGCAAGCCCTGCTGAATTCGATGCGCGAAAGGCCGCTGTAAATGAGCCGGGACTAATTGAGAAAGTTAAGGGTTACATACCAAACCCTATTGGCTTGTTAGATGCGGGAGCCACTGCTTTGACTGGCGCCACTACTGGATTATTCGGTCAAGCTGCTGGGTTTCTTCATGGCGCAGGTAGTTCCATACAGCGTGGTGATTTTGGCACTCAAGAGGGCGCAGATAGAATTGCACAAGAGCAGGCGGATGTAGGTGCTAGTCTTACTCGTTCGCCCACAACAGAATCAGGTCAACGGTACATAAATAAACTAGCCGAATTCGCTCCAGAAATGGCGGCACTGGGTGGGCTTGCGCCTCAGCTTGGAGTTATCAGTCAATCCGCTAAAGCTGCAATAGGCCCTAGAGTTGGTGCGATTAGTCGCGCAGAGCCAGCACAAATAGAAAAAGCTGCAGTGCAAGAAAAAGCAAATACATTACTTACTGAGACGCCTATTAATCCTGCAGAAGCAACCAAAAGCTTAACGTCTTCATTTGCTGATGCTGGAATGAAAAACCGCATTGATGAAATAACAAAGAATGTAAATATAGACCCTGAAAAATTAGCTGCAGCAAAAAGGCTCGATATTGATTCACCTATAGCAACATTATCAAATGATCGAAGCTTGCAAGAAATTGCAGGCGCATTAGCTGCTAGCCCGGGATCGAAAGCTGCATCACAATTGTCTGATTATCATACTCAGCTTACATCTAAAGCACAGCAGCTTATTAAAGATGCGGGCGGCGATATAGATAAGGGGCTTGTCAGTAATGAGCTAAAAGATAGTATGGATGCAAATATTAAGCTGTTAAAAAGTCAAAGCTCGGATATTTACAAAGAGATTGAAAGTGCTGTTCCTGCGGATACAATCGTAAATTCCAAGCCGTTAATCCGTGAATTAAATCGCCGCGCAAGTAAAAGCCAAAGCGGGATTGATGGGCTTTCACAAGTAGAGCAATCAGTCTATTCAACGCTTCAAGGTAAGCCTACTTATTTTGATTTGGATAATCTTAGGCGGTCTATTGGCAGCGCAATAAGCAAAGAAACTAAAGCTTATGAAAATACTTCATCCGCTCAGCTAAAAGATATGTATTCAAAAATAACAGAACTGCAGTCTGGTGTTGCCAATCAAGTTGGTGCTGGTGCTGGTAGGTTATGGGAACAAGCAAAAACATTAGATAAAAGTAGATTTGATCTACAAGAAAACAGCAAGTTTTTATTTGGCGAAGACTTGCAAGGCTCAGTTATGCCTAAAGTAGAGCAAGGCCTTAAGCAATTAGCTAAAGGGAATTCTAAAACATTTAATGAAGTAGTTGATACTATACCTGCAGCGCTTAGGAAAAAGGTTATAGTGTCTGGACTTGACGCAGTTCTTAATAAAACAGCCCAAGGTGAGTCATCATTGAGTCCAGCTCAATTTAATAATTGGTATGGTGAATTATCAAAGTCGAAAACAAATAAAAGCTTGCTTCATAGTAATTTGCCTGACGGTGCAGGGCAGAGACTAGATGATTTATTTAAGTTATCTCAAGGGCTGCAGAATGTTACAAGTAAAGTTGTTCGCACTGGCATTGTTCACGATGCTTTCAAGAATTTCGATGCAACTAGCGGTTTGGTTGATAAGTTATATAACTCTGCAGAGAAAGTATCGCAAGTGCCAATTGTTGGTGCTGCAGTTGGCGCTCCTATTATTAGGGTCGGATCGCGTATTCTTAAGATGGCACAAGCTGAAAAGACTCCAGCGATACAAGCGGCTGATGATCTTTTATCTAGCCCTGAATTTAGAACTGCAGTTCTTGATTATCAAAAATCTGGAAATACAATATCTGCAGCACAACAAAAACTAAAGACGACCACACAATTTAAACACTATTTAAAATCTCAAGACCCTAAAGCATTAGCAGAAATAATAAAGGTTGGATTAATACCTTATTTAGTTTCAGAGGAAAACAATAAATGACATCACTAACTAGGTTCTTCAGCCCATCCGTTCGCTACTTTACAAACGGTATACAAAGCTTGCCTCTCGCAACGTTAACATTCACGATTGCGGGGTCGAGCACGCCTAAGGTTGTGTATCAAGACAAAGCCGGAACAATTCAACACGCTAATCCAGTGGTTGCGGATCAATACGGTAGATTCCCTGCAATCTTTTTAGATGGACTATATAAAGCTGAATTAAAGAACGCGGCAGGCATTACAGAAACGGGATGGCCGATTGATAACGTTGGGCAAGATGAGCAGATTGTTCCTTTCGGGATTTATCAAGAAACTGTTACGTATCAAGAAAATGAAATGGTCACGGCTTCGACTGGGGACTGGTACAGATCAAAGATTAATACAAACCTTGGAAATGAGCCGACTACATCACCTACCGAGTGGGAATTAATAATTATTCCCCTTGCTGCTAATTTCACATCGGATGAGGCATGGGCTACGTGGTCAGATGTAGGTGGTCAAATATCACTTAACATTAACGTCGCAACGATGATCACAGCATTAATAGCGGGCGGATTGGTTCCGTCGTCATCTTTTGGGCAGTCAAAAACGGCAAATGGATACCAAATATTACCCGGCGGATTAATTATTAATTGGGGTTCGACAACAACTAGTTCAGGCGGTGACACCCAGCAAAGCTGGCCTCTGGCATTCACTAGTCAGCGTTTACAGTTTATTCCTACGGCTCCTTATGATACTGGAAGCATAACCCCATATATAGCTGTAGAAAACACATCATATATGAGGGTAAGCACTTATAATACAGCAGGGGCTAGGACAACCAGCTCAATAAATTGGATTGCAATAGGTTATTAACATGAAAAAATTTTACTCGCCAAGCGCAATGGGTTTTTATCTATCAGGATTCCATTCTGCTATTCCAAGCGACGCAATTGAAATCACTGAAGAACAGCACAAAATTTTAATTAATGGTGGTGGAAGAAAAATTGAAGTGATTGATGGTGCTGTTGTGTTATCAGATCGTGAAATATCTGACGATGAAAAGAATATGGATAACATTAACTCAATTCAAATTGCTCTCGATAATAAAGCAAAGGAGCGCGGGTATAATTCAATACAGTCTGCATGCTCCTATGCCTCTGCTTTCGAAATAATTGGATCAGATCCAATTAGCAAGCAGAGAGAAAAATATCGTGTTGAGGGAAATGCACTACAGTCTTGGATGGGCGAGGTATGGGCTACAATTTTTGCGTATAGCGAAAACGCAAGCCATGTACCAACAAAAGAAGAAATTATTTCTTTAATTCCATCATTCGAATGGCCTGAATAGATCACATCACATAATTAAATTATGCATAGAGGTTAGCAAATGACGATACAAACAATTGATCGCGGAACCGCAGGCGATACAGGTGATAAATTCCGCATTGGAGCTGCTTTCGATGTGTGCCAAGCTAACGATGACTATCTAAATACGTTGGTATCATTTACATCACAGACTGGTATTACTGCCGCCGGAACATCGCAAGGTAATGCAACATTACTAAGCACGTCGGATAACTTTACTTTGTTTGAAGTTACCACTGTTGCGTTAAATACTGGTGTTCGCTTACCTCCAAGCAACCAAGCGATGAGAGTAATAATTGCTAACCGTGGGGTAAATCCTTTATTTGTTTACCCTTACACCGGCTCTGGTGGCGGTCAAATGGATGGTGGTAACTCTATTACTATTCAACCAATGCAAACCGTTTTATTGGCTGCAAAAAATAGCAATCAGTTTTGGTATTCAACATTGCCAATCAATTCGACCCCATCAAGTTTTGTTGTAAATGGAATTCTTACCGTGGCAGATAACAATCCAACAGTCTATATAAATACTGCAACTGGAGGCCAGACTACAGCGGTGGGGATGGCTACAAACGGAAATTATCGCTGGAAAATCTACAAAAATAATGAGGCAGAAGCTGGCGCTAATGCTGGTTCTAATTTTGTTATCTCTAACTATAGCGATGCTGGAACATATATCGGTGATGCACTTAAGATAAATCGTGCAACTGGCGTATGTTCATTTAACGGCGTAGCTCATGACGTGCAATCGGTTAATGGAGTTGGCAGCATAAGACTAATGAAAAACATAAGCGGAGGCACAATTTCCGGCGGTGCATCTGTGGCAGGCTCTAGCTTATATCCAAGTTATGCAACATCTGCTGGTGTGATAACAGCGATAGCATCATCACCAGCCGGAACTTGGAAATGCATTGTAGAAACCGGCATATCTAACAATGATTTTGCAGAATTTTTAAGGGTGTCATAATGAATAAAAGAAACTACATATACAACCTCCACGGCGGCATTGATTGCGAGATCGAATTCGGCAGAATCGAAGCTGTTGAAGCGCAAGATGCAGTTTACGAAGATCGTGACGGCGAACAGGTTTTAATTTCTGAAGCAACTCCATACATACCAGCAATTGAGGGGCAATGGCTTCCGCACACGCTTGATGAGATTCCTATAGATGTTGAAATCTCACCTTACGTAGCACCTGACAAAACCAAAGAAGAATTAATTTCGGCTGTAGCGGCTAGGCGTTATGCAGTTGAAACGGGTGGAATTATTCGCGGCGGGAAAAGAATAAATACAACTCGTGAATCACAGTCGATGGTTACAGCGGCGTATCAAGCTCTTAGCTCTGGTTTAATTTCAACAACTAATTGGAAAGCTGACGACGGTACATTTTCAGCAATTGATTTTGATGCACTAAAGCCTGTAGCCACGATAATTGCGCAACATGTAGCTGATTGCTTTACTGCTGAAATGAATCATTTGATAGCGGTTAATGCGCTTGCGAATCAGTCAGAAATAAATAATTACGATGTAAGCACTGGTTGGCCAAGCTAAGAAGTTGTATTTAAATTACATCTTTCGCAAGTGCACGGCCTTCCATCCACGCGATTACTAGCACCAATATCAAAGTAATCGCGTGCTTTATTAGGATTTAATTCTGCAATGTCGGCCACTACCTTTTCTTTTTGAAAATCACTATGCCACCCAGCTTCTTTAAGTAATTTTATCGCGTTATTTCTAGTCATCATTCACCCACGGTTAATTCGAGAAGCCACACAAGATCATCTATGTTTTTTATGTTTTTTAAATTGCCGTTTGCGCCAGCCTTATGACCACGTTCTCCCATTTCATTTTCAAGCCAATACCAATCCAATGTTCCGAACTCATCACCAATCAGATTTTCAATTGAGCGCGTATACTCCATCTGTAAACGTTCCATTGAGTCGATAAAATCGTTTTCAGTACAGCCGAAAAAGTCGCGCAACTTTTTAATCTGCAAATTAGTATCAAGGATTGTGTCTTGCCATTTTTCTAGTGTTTTTTTCATTTTTTCACCAAGTCATATTTAGGATTTAATGCCACACACTCAACAGTAAACTTCGTGTGTACGTATTTTTTAATATCACCATGCCGTTGTGCGTCTCGAACCTCATCAAGCGCAACTTCATTCATTTCTGATATTGTTGCAAACGCTTCAAGCTCGCGTGTTTCAATTTGACGCTGGCCGTTATCATAATCGAAAATCACATCTATTTTTATTAACCATCGAAAACGTTGTTTATTGGTAATAAAATCGCCAAAATCTTCAAATATTTTAGCCGCTGTTAGTTTGTAAACTGGGTTTCTATGGGTTACGCCGCATGGTATAACTTCACTCTGATCCTTTAGCGGGTCTTTATCAACCCAGCTTAATATTAAGCCCTTAATGCCAGCCCTTGCGCGTTTTAGCATTTTGTTTTTATCACGTGCCATTTTTTACCCAAATAAAAAAAATTTAAATTATTTATTATTGCTCATCAGTAAATGGTGAGCCACCACCAAAGCAAATCGCAATTGAATCTCGGAAATCCTCTACTTTTTCAATATTATCCCATGCGCCATCACCGCCAATACAGACGACAACATCATAATCTTCATATTTATCTAATGCTTTTATCAGTTCTTTTTTGGTCATTATAATCCCACCATTTCAAGCCCTGCATATTCTGAAATTAGGATTTTAACTTTTTTATAAGCTGCATTAATTTCTGGTACTTCACCATATTCATTATGCAAATCTAAAAAAACATTCGCTATTATTGCAGCATGTCGAGTTGCTTCATTTCTCTGCAAAAGTAGTTCGTCATATTTGTCATCAATCTTGTTTCTTGGTACGGTTTGCGAATGTGTAAAACTCATATCTAACTCCTATTACGTTCAAAATCAGAAAACTTCTCTCTTTTAAAATACCACTCGTTGTATTCTGATCCACGAGTTAGCCAGTAGTAAAAACTAAAATCACTGCCAACTGTAAGGCATTTAAAAATATAAATTACAGCAAGCACATAATTTAATTGGTACAAAAGCTCTAATCCCATATATGCCTCTTTAGTTTATTGGTTATTTCTACTTGGATACAATTCCATATTTAATTTCATCTTTATTATGTCTAGTATATTGATTAATTACAGATTCAATATCGGCACTGCATCCTATTGAAAAACTAATTCCATTGAAATTAAAACAAACATAGCTAACTCCCCATTGTGATGCCTTTTGTTTTGCCTGAGAAACAGCCGAATTAATATCGGTTCCCGCTACAAACTCAACATTAATTATCATGCTCATTTTAATATACCAACAAACGAAATAACCGCTTTATGTATACCAGCATTAAACCACCTACGGATAACATAACTACGCACTAATGAGATAGCCGTAAACCACGCCCCTATCCATAAGTTTGTCGTTAATGAAATAAATATGCCGCACATTGGGAATATTAAAAGCTGGCTTGCAAGTGCTACGCCGTAGCCGATAAGCACATTAATAATACTTTCAGCTAGTGATTCTAGTTTTGATTGGTTCATCTACAAATACACCTTATTTTATATTGAAAAAGTCACAATATTCTTGAGCTTTCTTTTTAGCATTCTTAATTTCTTCGTGCGTGTAAAAATGAATTTTATACACATTAAATCTTTTTTCGTATCGAATACTTTGTTTTTTTCTGAAGTTCATGGCGCCACTATTCTCATAATTTCATCAATAGCAATGCTTGCTTAATCTCATCGCTGATTTCACAAAAACTCTCATAATTCACAATAGAAAGTATTTTCACTGAGGCAGACGCTTCGTCAAATAATTCAATAGTGAAAATTAAATCATTTGTATCGTCATAAGCCTCAAACTTTGTCGGCACGCATTTGATCGGCATCACTCCACCACTTAAAATAAAAATAGATTGTTTACGCAAATATCACCGAGATAACGGCCTCGGCGACTTAGATGCAAATGTTACATTCACCCAACACGGGCAGCATTTCTAATATTTTCAAATACCTCAAAAGCCTTTGTTCGCTCATCGCCAACGTCCAAGAATGCAGCAAAAGAATACATTTTCGCTTCTGCCTCGCGTAAAGCTGCAAAAGCCTCATTCTTTAATCTTTCCGCAGTTTCAGCCTTTCCATACACATTTAGCGGTTTATTAAAAACCTCATCACTATTGTTAAACATTGAAACCTCCATCGGTAAATGTAACCAGTCACTCAAAGCGACGGTTCGTAAATTTGTTTTATGTTCTGGTATCTTCATGCCGCGCTTTAACTCGGCGTTATGTGTTAGTACGTACACTCATAACAACTAAACAAATTATAGTCATTTTTTAACAATGTTTTCCTTTTTATCGCAATACCACACAGGGTTTCTTTTTCGTGAGGCTTGCAAATGTGTTTTTTGTTATCAACCCCAATGCAATCTGTATAAAATTCCTCTGCTTCCTTTTCTTCATCAGCATCACACATAACAATACGCTCCAAAAGATGCGGCATAAATCCGCGTTTTAATGACTACTCCCAGCGCACTTTTGAGCTAAGCGTTATGTGTTTCAACCATCGTACTTTGCAACACACAGCCAATACTTGTGCGTTTCGTTTTCCCTTTTTGCTGTCACCCTGTACTCATGCGTTACGTCCCATTCTGACCTAGCCTCAAGAATTGGATACCTGTCACCATCAAACCCATAGCTAGTAATCATTACCGCCCTTGTAGGATCGCCAAACCTGTTGAGCTTGGCGTTACATTCACTCGCTTAATATTCAAAATCAACTCTGAATTCATGCTCGCACTCTGGGCAAACAGTTTCAAAATCTTTTGTTCGCTCGGTGCTGTGCTCAATCGGCTCAATCCTGTAATCGGTATTAAAAAAATCAGAATCAGCTTCAAGAATGTCATAATCGTGCCCGCATTCTGGGCATGTGCAATCCAAGCTTATTGACCATAACGCTCTAGTTTCTGCCATTTTGTTTGTGCTCCTCAGTTAAAAGTAAATGTAACAAGTCGCTCAAAAGCGACGGAATTTAAGTCGTAGTTTTAAATCAGGCTCAGTCAGCCGCGCTTTAGCTCGGCGTACATTCATCACACGAAGAATTCACAATAAACCCCTCAAGCCGATTAATTTTTAAAACAAGCTCTTCAAAACTCATGACGCGTTCAGGTGAGCGAGCGACGAACATATTTGCCCACTGCAATTTGTACCCGTCGTTGAACGGCTCAACCCAGTAAAAATAGTTATCGCCGTTAGCAAATGGCTCCTTCGTGTCTTCATGAATTGACCACTTCATTTTTGTCTCACGCTGAAGCCGCTCAATCATTTAGCCTACCGTTTAACGCTCTATCGTGTGTCACAATCGCATACGCAAGATATTTCAATGCAGAGTTATTTTTATTAAATACTTTTGCATCACGCGGCTCATAGCGTTGTTTGATATCATCAATATTCATTAGACCACCATAAACTTTCTAAGTTGTTCACGAAGCTCTTCAGGTGTCAAAAGAGTTGCATGCCGTTTTTTGTTGCTAATCGCCAAATTCTGGCACACCCAGCCGCCAAAAATAACGATAAGCAATCCACCAAAAAAAGCAGCGAATAACATCCAATGTATCGGCATAGAGCTTTCCACAATTAACGCAATCATTCCAATCCACAAAACGATATCTACAATGCAACACAACAAAATCAATAATTTAATTTTCATACAAAACCCCTTTTAGCGTCAAAATAACCCGCACTCCACGCGCAGTAATATCGAATATCGGTTTTACAAAATGGGTTAACGTCTAACCCGCCACTCTTAAAATCATAGACGCCTCGGTTATAGGCGTCATTGTGTAAGATATTGCTAGTGGTAGCCACTATCTGGCCTCGCTGGCTCGCATTCACGCTCACGAACCTCGTCATTGTATTGATCTATAGCGTCTTGAATTAATGATTCGCAAGCAGCGTATAGATTGTTTCGTATGTCGTTAAGAATCATCTCAGGGGTGGCGTCATACATA